AAGATGAAGGGATAAAACATCACTTCCTTGCCAGAAGCTCTGATCGCTTTTATAGCCTCTACAACCGATGCGTCGGCTGGTGTCCCACCATAGATTGGCCGCCCATCCACTTGAGGAACCAGTTCGGCAGCATCGCGTGTTAGGCCGGATACAAGCCATGGCATTTCGACGCCATTGAATAGTTTTTGTTCAACTCGAGGCTGAACAAGGCATGAGGCGCAACGCAAGTCGTTGCCAAACCAGCTCACGACTAGAGAAACAGAGCTGCAGTTTGGAAGCTCTTCGCCCAGCTGATTTAGCGAAGCGGAGAAGTCAGTAACTCCTTGAATGGAATTCACATTGGCCGAGCGATTCGTCCCTAGACCATAGTTGAAATGAACAGGCGTCGTCGCAAGTGCATATTCTCCGGATCCTGGAATAAGTGCCACGGCCGTGACTGAACTCGGCAAGTCGGTCTGTTCCTCATGTGTAGCGGTACTTGCCCTGCGAACAACTTCAAACGAAAATTGTGGAACACGGTTCCCAAAACGCGACAATGCCAAGTCCTCAAGGACGACATAACATATTCCCCGATAACTCGGCGCAAATCCCACTCCTTCGACAACTTCAATTTTGGGGTCAGGCAGCTGCTCCTCGCTGCCTGAGTAGAACCGGAAGTTGATACTGTTCAGTGCTATTTCGACGCCATCTGCCCAGATTCGTCCGACCCGAAGCGCCTCACCACGGCAAAGTGCAATTGCAAGACTGACCGAGTAGGAAAAGGTTTCACTTGATGGTCTTGGATTTCCTTTGCCCCCACCTGCGGAGCGTCTTGATTCCATAAATCTGGACGCCCAGATGATCTCGCCTGATACACGCATACGGCCCCAAACTTCTTTGATCGGGTTTCCGTATCCGACACCGTTGACATGAAACCTGTCGACCTTTCCGACCTCAACAACCTCTGACCCAGATCCCAAGACCCTTTGATCAATGCGGCGTCCAATTGTTGCCCCCACGGCACGCCCGACGACGGCTCCTGACAATCCAAGTACGGTACCACCGAAACCGGACCCAATACCCGCGCCGGCGGCTGACAGAAGAAGTGTTGCCATCATTTTTCTCCTGTTGGGAATTCGAACCGACCGACAATTCTGCGCATCCAAGGCGTTGAAAGCGAGGTTTCGGCAACGCAATGACCACTGTAGGCGTGAATGAAAGAGACCCCGCGTTCCGTAAGTGAAGCCACTCCCAGATGCTTTGCCACGTTCCCGCCAATCATCCGGAAGACCAGAATATCTCCAACATCATCAGACGTAAGAGGTTTTGGATGCAACCAACGGAACGCGGCGCTTAACAGTGTCTCTTCCCTATTCGGTTCTGACCAATCCGGCGTGTAAACTGGAACGACTTCGGGTTCTTTTCCGACGATCGTGCGCCACACTCCGCGGATCAGCCCAAGGCAGTCGGTTCCCGCACCCAGACAAGAAGCCTGATGCACATAGGGCGTCCCAATCCAGCGCCGCGCTTCCAAGACGATATCTTCGCGCCTGCTCATCTTGTCCGACTCCCCCCGTCGTTTCGTTGCGTTGAGACCGGATAGGACGTCCCCCAATCTGCGCTTGGAACGTCTGGAAATCCGCGGAAGTTTAAGAAATTGTTGAACTTATCTCGACAGGTCCCCGGCAACTTGTCGCATCCCGCTTCCACTCGGATTTCATCACCAGGCGACAGTGGGAGATCAATATCCACCCACAGTTCCAGGCGCCGTCCGCCGTTTGCTTCAACATCAAACTTAACGATTGCTTGGCTTCCAATTGCCACGCCCGACAAGACCCGCATGCGACCGCGCTCGAACCAGCGATTGGGAAAGCTGGGTTGCGAAGCAATGAAGTAATCCCCGAAGGTGCCGACCGATTTGATCACGGTCTCCAGTACAAATCCGGCTTGGCCAAAATCAAAACGGCATTCAATATCACCCAAAACGGCAGGACAGTTTGGTTGATAAACCCGGTTGGTTGATGTGTTGAGCGCCTCGGTAAGGCCCCGAAGTTCGACGGTGAAAGCCCCTTGAGACCGCCGAATCTCTCCAAAACGTCCGCGAAACCGGATACTGCGCTGCGAGACATCTGCCCAGTTCACCAAATAGGCCACAACTTCGGCCGCGTCGTAACGTCCACCAGCAATGTCCATCTCAGAAATGGACGCATCGCTCAGTGCGCCGACCACTTCGGTGTTATCTACAGAAAGGCCGGTGCTTTGTTGCAAGGCACCGGCCGTCATTCCAGTACTCGCTTTGAAGGTGACACCCTCAAATACAAGATCATTGTCATGATCGGTGAAACCGATGCGCAGCCCATCCTTGCGCGTCACGGACCAGGCGCGGCAGGTCGTCGTGGCACCAGTTCGCAGGTGCGTGAGCAGATTATCCAAGCCTGACATTAGATCCTCACCTCGACCACAGGAATTGAGGGGACTTCTCCAGCATTGAACGTGGAAATCGAAGCCGAGATGCGATCGGTATCAAAGCGAACCGGCACATCGAATTCGTAGCCTGCCGTCACGCGGACGTCGATGTCCGGCGGGGTAACAAACGTTACCTCGCCCTTTTCCGTGTCCACAGTGAACTCAAGCAGTTCGACCTTCGGATCTGCGGACAAGGCAACCTGAACCGAGCCCTTCGCTGGCTTTTGAACCGGCCGGACATAGGTTTGCTCTCCTGAAACATACGTCTTGACCAGCCGGAACACACGGGTTTCACCATCGCCGATGCCAATGTCCTGATCCATGGGGCTGATTTCCCGCGACGGCAGGCAGGACTTGAAATCAGCCCAGTCCTTCCACCGAAAACCGTAGAGTTGGGCCCTGCGCGCTTCAAAAAAGGAAATCAGCTTCGCAAGGTCATCCATTGATCGTAGCCCTGCCCCGGCATCATAGCGCCTGCGCGAATGTTCCCAAGGCGAGTTGCGCTCTTCGTGCCCGTTGGAAAGCGTTACGATCTCGGTCCGCCGCTCAGGTCCGCCGACGGCACCAAAACTCAGGCCCGTCGGGAAACGTACTTCATGAAAGTTCATGTTGACCTCACCTGTTTCTTTGGCCACGGGACAAGGCCCGCATTGCTTCGGCTGCGACCTGGCTTTGGCTGCGGCGGAACCCCTGGACGTCCGGGGTCGAAATGTTCATGACAACGGTCACTGCGCGGGCGTTCCCGGCGGACTGGACGCCCAGCCGACCATCAGCACCGCGGGCCAAGGGCATGATCGCTTCCGGCCCTGCCTCGCCCATCAGCCCGGTTCCGCCTCGCATCGGGAATGTCGTAGCCTGCGCGACGATCCCACCCTTGGCAAAGGGCATGACCCGGCCCTGCGCGAAGGCACCGCCTTGGGCAAAGGGCATTGCGCCGCTCAGCAATCCGTTCAACCCGTTGGCCAGAAACCCGCCGAACGCGTTCTGAACCGGCTTCATGGCCGTGTTGAATACCGTCTCGGACATGCTTCGGGCAACACCTTTCAGTGCGTCCGACAGTTTCATCCCGTCGAAAACCACGCCATCAAAGGCCTGCCGCAACCCGCCACTAAAGCCGCTTGCCAAGGCACCAACTTCCTGGCCGGTAAAGACCAGACTGTTCTGCATCTTGGTCAACTCGCCGTCAAAGGTGGCAATCATCCCCACCGTACCGCCCAAAGTTGCCTCCAGCGCGGCGATTTGATCCGTCAGATCCACGATATCAGTCATCGGCCCCTGCCCTTTTCACATCGGGAAATGCGGCCGCCAGTTCCTCCAACCGTGCCCTGGACAGGCTTGGGTTGGTGCGATCAGCGCCCAACATGGTTTTCAACTCGATCGGTGTCAGCCGCCAAAATGCGTCGGGTGTCAGGCCCAAGCCGGTAAGACCTGCCCGCATCAACCCTGGCCAGTCTATGCCCGTCATGTCTCGCCCGGCACTGCAAAGGCCCTGGCCAACAGCATCGCGGCCACCTTGGCCGCCTCCATCGGCCCACCGCCGATTTCAACGCGCAGCAGATCGGCGGCCGTTCCCTGCCACCCCCCGCCGCGCAAACCGGCCACGACCAGCGCCAGGACATCCCTGGTCGAGAAACGCTGGCTTTCAAACCGCTCGACCATTTCCACCAGCGACCCGGTCTCCAGCGCCGTTTCCAACTCGGCCAGCGCGCCCAGTGTCAACTTGGCGACAAAGCGTTTGCCATCCAAGTGCAGCGCCACCTCACCTGCATA